CGCCGAGGGCGGTGATGAGGGGCGCGGCGTCCACCCGATCACCCCCGGTCGGTGGTCGGCGGTCGAGGATCTCCTCGCTTGAGGTCGTGAAGGACGCGTTGAGTCTTGGCCGTGGCGTCGACCTCGACGGCCCGGTCGATGAGCAGCAGCAGGCACGTGGCGATCCACGCGCCCTGCGACATGCGGGTGATCGTCTCGGCCGCGATCAGTGACCAGACACCGACCGCGTATCCCAGCGCGCCGCCAGCCGCCAACGGCGCAGCCCAGCGTTCGACGCGCCACCGGTCCCGGCCGGGCCGGTCCGTGGCCACGGACCAGGCGCCGGCGGGACCGCCGATCACGGCGAGCACCGCGGCCAGGTAGATGACGGCCTCGCCCAGTGCCCCGGCGATCGTGCGGGGCGTGAGGACCAGCATGCTGATGCCCGCCACCAGCACCGTCAGGTACGCGGCCGTCAGCAGAGTGCGACGCAGGAGACGATGCGCGCGCGAGAGATGCCGAAGAGTCACGACGATCCCTCCTCGAGCTCCCAGCCGGCGGGGTACTCCGCCGGGGACCATGCGTTGCTGTCGACGAGGGACACCCACACCTGCCCCTCGAACGTCACCCGGTCGCCCATGCTGTACGGGTTGTGGGCCTGGGGTCGCTGCCACTCAGATGGGGGCGCGCCCTCGGGCACGATCTCCCGCCACGAGCTGAGCGGCTCGGCGCCGGGCTCGTCCGGGTTCCCCGCGCGGAGGGACTCCCACTCGCGCCCGTCGTGCGTGACCCGCCAGCCGAGGGGGTAGGCGTCGTGATACCCGGTCGGGCGCACCCACTCGTCGCCCTCGGTGTAGCCCGTCGCCGCGAACCTCTGCTCGAGGAGCCCCTCTATCCGGCCGTCGAGCTCGGCGATCGACCGCCGCTTGGACTGCTCCGCAAGAAGCGGGTCCCGGCGGGCATCGATCTCGATCAGCTCGGCGGTGATCGCCTCGTCCGTCATCTCTTCCGGGTTCACTTCTTCACCGTGATCTCTAGGACCGCAGTCCCGTTGAAGTAGCCGTAGTCGGCAGTGGACGCGCGCCACGACGGCGGGTTGATGCGGAACGCGGACGTGTTGCCGTTCTTCAGTTCGGGCATGGCCGCGTCGACACCCAACCACCTCGTCTGACCAGGCGAGAACGACGGCGAGCCGATGCGAGCTCGACCGGACTCGTTGTTCGGTCGCGAGTCCGCTCGCGCGTTCCACAGCTCGATGACAGTCGCCCCGTTGTTCCCGGAGTGATCGTTCTTGAGCCGCAGCCGCGCCGACACCATGTCCGCACCCGAGCAGAAAGCCATGATCGCGGCCCGATCGAAGCCCCACATCGCCGAGAGCACGCCGTTCGCGCTCGACCAGTACCCCGAGTACCCCCGGGTCTGCGCCGGCGGGTTGTACGCATACCGCGAACCCCCCGGACCGCCAGCGAACGACTGCACCCACGTCGAATTGAACGTCGCGGTGTAGAGGCGCTTGCCCGGCTGGGTCTCGTTCCCACCGCCCGTGCCGCCGCCACCGGACGGAACCCACGGCGTGTGCGCGACCGCATCCTCGCGCGGCCCGATGTCCTCGACCCACATCTCCTGGTTGTTCCCGGACGTGAAGTTCAGCGTGGCACCCGTGTCGAGAGAGCGGACGAAGATACCGAGCGTGATCGTCGCGTCGTAGGGCCAACCCCACTCGCTCACCGACCGCGTGTGCGAGAACTCGAACGACTGCGAGTGCCCCGACCCGAGGCCCGGCAGATACCAAGAATGCTGCTGACTGTTGTTCGGCCCCACGGAGTCGCCCGCCGCCTGACGAAGCTGGAAGTACGCGCGGGGCGCCGCCGTTCCCGCGTGCCCACGAAAGCCAACCCGGATCTTCCGATTGTCCTTCGGCGTCCGGAACGTGACAGCAAGAAGTCGTGCGTTGCTCGTACCGACCAGCGCGTCCGACGTGTTCCGCGTGTGCGCCATGATCCCGCGCGGCAACGCATCAAGAAGCTCCTGAAGCTCGGTGCCCTTGTACTCCAGACCCTCGTTCGCGGAGACCGTGCGCCCCGTAACGTTGCCGTCCCCGTCGATGCCACCGACGATCGCGCCGTCCGCATCGAGCACCGCGATCGCCACCGAGCCGTCAGCCCGGATCGACACGATCGGATTACCCTCAGGCCCCAGCAGCGTGATGCCCTCAGGCACGATCTGGATCCCGTAACCCGTCTCGGGGTCCGTGTAGGCCACGTTCATCTTGCTCGCGGTCACGCCGCCGTCCACGATCAGCGGCGAGTCGATCAGCTGCACCACCGACCCGCCAGGGCCGACCGTGTACGAGCCGGAGGCCGCATACACGATCGGGTGGAAGCACACCGCACCGGCCGGGACCGTCCACACCATCTCCGCCACGCCATCGGTGATAGTCGTGTCCGCGGCGGCGCCGAGGAGTTGGCGGCTGCCGCCGGCGGTCCACCGCTCGATCCGGATGTACGGGGCGCTGCCGGTGATGTCCGCGACGGGGACGCGGATCCGGTAGACCTCGCCCTCGGCGACCTGGATAGCCGAGTCGCGAGCGATCAGGTTCGAGGTCGGCCCGTAGTACATGAACGTCGTCTGCGTCAGGCCCGCCGAGGAGACCGTGGCGCCAGACCGCGAGCGCCGTGCCTCGGTGAGGGTGGCGTCCGTGAAGCGGGGGTCCGCCAAGAGGTTCGTGCCGGCCCCGACGAGGAGCATGTCGGTGCCGATCTTCCGCGACCGGACGACGTCCGCGTACAGCCGCTCGATGACCGCCGCCGCCAGCGTGCTCTGGCCGGTGACCGTGAGGGACCCGATGTCGGCCGAGGAGATGACCTCGTGCCCGTACTGGTCCTGCACCCACTCGTCGCCGTCCCAGGTCCACTGTCTGAGGACGACGGCACGTGAGGCGTCTTCGTACTGCCACCAGGTATCGCCGACGGCCGTGCCGTCACCGGAGGGCGGCGTCGTGCCACCCATGCGGGCGTTCTTCCCGTTCGCGGACACGACGGCCGCCTCCGCGACGCTGAGTGCGTTCCCAGCGGCCGTGCTCGCGGCATCCGCCGTGCTCTGCGCGGTGCCCACCTGGATGAACGCGGCATCGAGGCGATCGCCGAGCTCTCCGCCCGTCGTCTCGATCCAGTCCTGCGCGGCCTGAGCGTCGGCCTTCGCCTGCGTGATCCCCTCGACCGCGTCTACCAGTGCGTCATTGATCGCCACGGCGTCCGCCGGCACCTCCACCAGCCCGGCCGACAGGCCCGACAGCGGCGAGCGCCGGCCGGAGACCGCGCGGGTCACGAGCCCGACGCGCCAGGTGCCCGGCGCGAGGGACAGGACCTTCGCCCCGCCGGCCTGCGCGGTGATGACTCCCTGTCGGTCCGCCGCCGTGATCTCGGGGTCGCGGCCGGTCGCGGCGTAGACCTCGACGGCCTCGAAGTCGAGCGGGAGCACGGGCTGGTTGACGAGTCCGCCGTCCCAGCGGACCGCGAGCACGCCGACACCGCCGTCGAGAACGGGAGGTGTCGGTGCCGCGGGCTCGGGACCGTTGAGAGTGGTCGCGCCCCAGGTGCCGTCGTGCTGTAGGCCGACCTCGCCCATGAGCGAGCCGTCGTCATCGCGGACGAGCAGGGACCCCGAGTCGATCGAGGAGGACGTCAGCTGCGGGGTGGTGGCGAGATCTCGCGTGAGTTCGCGCAGGTCGGCGATCTCGTCGGCGAGCCGCTGGGCGGCTCGGCGTGCCTGGATGTCGATGTTCACGCGGGGACCACCTCCATGGTGTGCTCGCCGCTCTCGCAGTCGGCGGTGATCTCGATGACGCGCACCCAGTGGTCGAGCTGCACCCAGCCGGCGTCACCGCTGATGGGTAGTTCGTCGCCGGGCTGGACCTGCCAGGGGTCGAAGGTCTCGGTGGGGACGACGACGATCGAGCCGACGACGCTGGTGCCGGTGCGGCGGGCAGCCTCGGAGCGGGCCCGTGTTTCGGCGGTGGGTCGTCTTCCGATGCCCTTCGCGGTCACGAGTGCCGCCCGTCGGAGCCGGTCGGTCGTCCGGCTGGCAGTCGCGGACACCGTCGCGGAGCCCTCGCCGGCGCCGAGCACGAGCACGTCGCTGCTGTAGGGCTCGTGCTGGACGGGGGGCACCTGGATGATCTCCGCGCCGACGGTGAGTCGTTGGTGCCGGCGAGCGCCGAGCCGCGGGAAGGCGCGGCGGATGTGCCACCGGACCGCCCGGGCCTGGCCTGGTGCCCAGTTCGGCACCTCTTGCCACTCGATCCCGGCGTCTTCGAGGAGGCGTGCCCGTTCCTGGCCCACGTTCGCTGTCTGCCACCAGGACAGCCGGTAGGGGCCAGCGGTGAACTCGACGTCCTGGCCAGTGCTGGTCTGAAAGTTCACGTCCCGCTCGGGCTCTCCGATGCGCTTGGTGGTGGTGAGCGGGTCGAGGGTGACGCCGAGGAAGCCGCCTGCCCAGGCCTGCATGCGGTCCCAGATGTCCTGGTCGATCGTCGCGGGGTCGGCGTCGATGTAGGACCGGTCGGCCGTGAGCCAGGGCTGGCCGTGTAGCCAGGAGGACGGGCCGACGGCGTCGATGCTGACCTGTTGGTCGTCGTAGGACACGCCGCCGTCCGGGATGATGCCGCCGCCGCGCAGCTGGTCACCCTCGACCGCGTAGATTGCCGTCCCCCACTCCCGGAGCCGACCGGTTAGGTGGGCGAGCTCGATAGGGAGCGTGCCTGACAGGCTCGCGGCCGCTGACAGGGAGCGTGTGACCTGGGCGCCCGAGAGCGGGGCTGCGAGGTCGATCCACTCCCCAGAGGGGAGCTCCTGGACCATGAACGACCAGCCCACGCTAGATCGGCTCCTCGTCGAACGCCCACTGGATGCCGATGGCCGACTGGTAGTCCGCCCACCACAGCCCGCTGCCGGCCGTGCGCATCGCCTGCACGTTCAGTGTCTGGTAAGTGCCACGCCGGGGCGCCTCGAGCGCGATGTCACCGAGCATCGTGTAGTGCACGCGCTTACCGCTGTTGGAGTACGACCCGTCGTCGTCCTCCTCCTTGATGATCCCGTTCTGCGACCACGTCGAACCGATACCGACCCGGGTACCCGCGACCGACGCCTGGTTGCCGGTGTACAGGACGCCAGACAGGTGCACGACCATCGACAGGCGGGTCGCCCACTCCGGCACGAAAACGACGGGCCGGTCACCGGATCGGATCGGCCAGGCGGCGTAGGAGCCACCCTGCGGGATCTGGTAGGCCGTGCCCTCGGCCGCGTTGCCCGTCGGGAAGACCGTCGCCTGGCCGGCCACGCGGCGCGGGGACGCCATGCGCCGCAGGTCAGTGATGTGGGCGGCCTGCACGGTGCCCGTCGACGCGGGCAGGGTGACACGGGCCAGGGCGACCGCCGGGTACGGCAGGCCGAGCTCGGCCGCCGTGCTCGTGGTCACTGGCACGCTCCCGATCCGCTCGATGCGCACACCCGGCAGGTCGCCCGCGTACTGCGGGTCCTCGACCCGGGCCACGATCAGGTCGGTGCGGGCGCCAGCCGACGACGTCGCGGGGATATCGACGTCGCCCGCGACGGGCATGCGCGCCGCGTAGGACTGCTGCCCACCGCCCCCGTAGGTCGACGCGATCACGGCCGCCCCGGGCATGACGCGGACACCGCCACCCGGGACGTCCAGGGGCGTCACCTTGAGGTCCGGGGCGGCGACGACGCCCGACGCGCCACCCGACGCCAGGTAGGCCAGCATCCGGCCGACCTCGACCGTGTGCTCGTAGCCGTTACCGAAAGCCCATCCCTGCATCTCGAGCGAAGTCGCCATGGTGTCCTCCTAGATCGATGCGTGCGCGTCGCGCCACGTGATGACGGCCTGCCCCGACCCCGTGGGATCGGTGGCGAACAAGGTGAACTCCGAGCGCCCCGGGTCGACGGTGAGTCGGTCCAGGCGGGTAGCGCGCGTGATCCGCGACGCCGGATTCGGTGCGGGCGCGCCGCCGATGGTCGCCCGCACGGTACGGGTCCGGCCGTCGAAGATCACGGCCTCGTCGTATGCGAGCGGGCCGGTCACGCCGACCTCCCACCCCGACGAGTGCACGACCCGCGGGTTCGACATCGGGCCCCGCAGCTCGACGACCACGGGGGCGGGCACGGTGCCCTCGAGGTCGACGATCCCGGACCGCTGGCCCGGCACCCCGTCGGTGTCCCAGACGACGTCGAATACGACCGGGAAGATCAGGCCCGTCGCGCCCGCCGAGGGGGTCGTGCCGATCGACACCGACCGCTCGAGGTCGCCGTACACGAGCGGATCCATGACCTCGAACGAGCAGACGATCGCGCCGGTGCCGACCGTCGTCCCCACGGTCTCTTCCGGACCCGCGAACTCACGGGCACGCCCGTACACCCGGAACCACTCGCCGGCCCGGTAGACGCGCAGGACTGCGAGCTCGCCCGGCGCCAAGGACCGGGCCCGCGCCCACGCGCCGCCCAGTTGACGGGCGAGCGCGTAGGCGCCGGCGTTGTCCTCCGCGTCCGTCGTGATGTCGAACGTCCACGTCGAGGAGCCAAGGTAGTCCCGGCCCGGGATCGTGCCGTGCCGGTGCGGGGCCGGCACCGCTTGCGAACGCACCGAGGCTGCTGCCCGGGACACGGAGGCGACCATGTAGCCGCCCTCGCGCCTGCCGCCGAACGTCACACCCTCGAGCTCGTAGACGGCGCCAGCCGTCGGATCGAGCGCCATCGGCTACCCCCTGCTCCTGGCCCGGACGCCGCGCTCCCGGGCCTTCATCGCGAAGTCGATAGCACCGACCACCCGGCCGGCGTCCCCGTTCTCCACGGTCACGACCGCGGCGGGGCCGGTCGCGTAGGCCGGCCACTGAGCCTCGCCGTTGGCGATCGCCTCGAGCTGGCGCCACTGGTCGCCGGTGAGGATCGCCTCCGGCTCGCCAGAGAGGTTCAGCGCGGCGTGGCCGTGCTCGAGGATGCCGCCCTGGTCGAACAGCCCGGTCATCGTCGGGTTGATCGGTGCCTGAAAGTTCCCGCGGTTGACCTCGAAGTGGAGGTGCGGGCCGGTGCTGTTCCCGGTGTTGCCGGACAGGGCGAGGATGTCGCCCCGGTTGAAGGCCTGGCCATCGGCCGCGAACACGCGGCTGAGGTGCCCGAAGTAGGCGCCGAAGCCGTTGGCGAGCATCATCATCAGGCCCAGGCCCGTGCGGCCGGCGAGAGTGCCGAAACCGGACCGGATGACCTGCCCATCGAACGGGGCCCGCAGCTGGGTGCCGACCGGCATGGCAAGGTCGATGCCGGCGTGCATGCCACCCCACCGTGGACCGAAGCGGCTCGTCACGGGGCCGGGGCCGGGCCTGAGCCATCCGCCGCCCGCACCAGCGCCCGCAACGCCGGCACCGAGCATGGCCGGGTCGAACTTGTCGACGCCGGACATGGTCCGGGCGAGGTACTCCTCGTCCTGGCCACGGATCCAGTCCATGAGCCGGTCCTTGACGTTGACCATCGCACTGCCCGCGAGCTCACCGAACCGGCCATGCTCAGCCATCCGCCCGGCGATGCCCTCGAAGATCGGGCCGAGCAGAGCGTCCGCCGCCGAAGCGAGCGCCCCGCGAGTCCACCTCAGTGCCGCGCCGGCGGCGTCGGTGACGGCGCCCCACGCGTCCGACACCCAGTCCCCGGGGCCGCCCATCGGGGCGAGCGCCCGCGCCGGGGAAGGTCCGGCGAGGATCTGGGACTGCTGGTCGGTAAGGTCGCGGCCGGCGTCGAGCGCGGCGAGCGCCTCGGCGGTCTGGCCGGCGGTGTAGACGCGTCCGGGGGTGGTCAGGTCGATGAGCTCGGGGCCCTCTTCGCCGACGAGCGCCCACCCTGGGGAGGCGTAGCCTCCTCGGGCGAACGCCCGGGGTGCGAGGCCCCTGGTCGTGGAGCCGCGCTGGACTGGCGCGGAGGCGGGTGTGCCGCCGAACTCGCCGATCTCGTCTGCGCGCTCGAGCTGGCTGGCGCCGATGACGCCGGCGACTGCGTTGTAGGCCTTGCGGAGGCCCGCGTTCCACACGTAGCGAATCACCCAGTTGATCGGGGTGCGGAAGAAGTTGGCGACCCGGTCGAAGGCTCGGCGCAGGAAGTCGACTCCGGTCTCCACGCCGGGGACAACGGTGTCGGAGATGAAGGAGCTCATCGCCTGCCAGACGGGCTTGATGGTCGCGTTCCAGATGTCGGAGATGACGCCGCCGACGGTCTCGAACACGCCCGTGACGGCGTCCTTGAAGGAGTTGAAGGCTCCGGTGAGGTCGCCGTTGAGGATGGACTGGATCGTGTCGAAGATCGGCTTGATGACGTTGTTCCAGGCGCTGGAGATGAAGTCGCCGATTCCCGCGAAGGCGGGGCCGACGACGTTCTGCCACAGCCCGGTGATCGCCGGGCCGACCTTGTTGATGATGATGTCCTCGACCTTGTTGAAGATCGGTCGGCCGACGTTGTCCCACCAGGCCTGGATCGTCTCGCCGATCTCGGTGAACGCTGGCTTGATGACGTCCTGCCAGAGCTCGCGGATCGTGGGGATCACGTAGTCCTGGATGACGCCCCAGATGCCCATGAAGGTGGGCTCGACGTACTCGGTCCACATCGTCTGCGCGCGGTCCCCGAACTCGACCAGTGCCGGCACGATGACGTTGGTGAGGGTGTCACCGAGGGAGGTCAGGGCAGGGCCGATGTACTCGTCCCACATGTCCCCGATCCAGGAGAGCACGGGAGAGACGTAGGAGTCCCACGCCGAGGACAGTGCCGGGAACGCGGACTCGGTCAGCCAGGCCATGCCGTCGCCGAAGGCGCTGAAGACTCGGCTCGCGATCGGCTCGAGCACGACGAGCACGTTGTTCTTGAACAGCTGCCACTGCTCGGCGAAGTCCATCGTCTCCTCGCCGGCGCCGAGGATCGTGTCCTCGGTCATGCCCGCGACGGACGCCAGATCGTCCATGGCGAGAGTGCCGTCCTGGATCGCGCCAATGAACTGGGTCGCGTTGCGGGTGCCGAACACCTCGCCCGCGAGATCGATCGCGGCCGCCTGATCCCCGGCAGCGAGGAAGGCGTCGATCTCGTCCACGGTCCGCCGGAAGGCCTCCGCGGGCTCCTCCCCGTCGCGGGCCAGTCGCACGAGCGACTGCGACATGCCCATCATCATCCGGGAGGAGTTCAGGCCCGCCCGGTCGAGGTTTCCGACCAGGGCGGCCGTCTCCTCGAAGGAGAAGCCGAGCTGCTGCACCGCGGGCGCGTTCGACGACACCTGGGCCGCGAGGTCGTTCATTCCGATGCCCGTGGCCTGGGAGACCCGGAAGAGGTGGTCCATGGCCCCGGAGACCTGGTCCGACTCGAGACCGAAGGCGTTGAACGCGGAGCTCACGCCGTGGATGTCGACGTCCTCGCCAAGGATGCGGCCCGCCTCGAGGACCTGGCTCGCCACGGTCTCGAGATCGTCGCCGGTGAGCCCGAGCCGGGTGTTCAGGTCTGCGACCGCGGTGCCGATGTCCTCGAACTGGGCTGGCACCTGGGTGCCGACCTGCCGCGCGGACTCCACCAGAGCCTCGAGGTCGTCGCCCGTGGCACCCGTTCCGACCCGGATCGTGTCCTCGACCTCGTCGAAGGTCTCACCGATCGAGTACAGGGCACGCGTCGCGGCCGCCGCGCCGGCGCCGATCGCCGCCACGCCCGCGAGCGCCGCGAGTCCGAACTTGCGGCCCGTCGAGCGCCCCGTTCGTTCGGCGGCCTGCTCGGCGCCGCGGAGCATTCCCGGCCCGAAGCCGGACATGTCGGGAAGTACCGGGAGCCAGACGGCGGAGTCCTGGGACATGGCAGACCGCCCCCTCTCTGATCAGTCGGTGCTGGTGGGGGCCTGCGCGTGCTTCTTCGCCCATCGGCGTTGAGCGTCCGAGATCGATTCCGCGAGCGCCGCGCGTGCGCGGCGACGCCTGGTCTCTTCGAGTCGGTGGCTCGCGGTACGGGGCCGTGGGGCAGGTACGTGCGCGGGGATCTGTTTCTGTCCCGTCGCCTGGGCCGTCAGGACGTCGAGGGTTCGCTTCGCGATGTCCGCGAGGTCCGTCAGGAGCTCGACCTCTTCCGACCAGGCCGACACCCTCGGCCCCGTGGGGCGCAGGATGTCGGCCTGGTCGTCTGCCTGCCTTGCCGCGAGTGCGATCGCGAGATCGTCGTCGTCGGCCTGGGCCTGCCCGAGCTGGGACGCCCGGGGCATCGCGCGGATCAGGGCGGAGAGCTTCCGCCACGAGTGCGCGCCTTGGAAGAAGGCGATGAGGTCGAGCCCATAGAACCGGTGCAGGTCGACCTCGATGGCCTCGCCGTACCGGTCAACGGTGTGGATCAGGGACGGGAGCGCGCTTCCCCCGCGGGCTTGTACCCCGCGCCGATGAGCTTCTGCACCTTGCGGGGATCGCGCTCAGTGATGGTGCCGCCCCCGGGCCCCTCAAGGCGGATCTCCTCGGTGAGGCGGAAGTGCACCATGATGTCGGTGACCAAGTTCTGCATCGCCTCGAACGGTGCGCGGCTCACGAGCTCGCGGATGCGTGCGTAGTGGTCCCCGGTCAGGGCCGAGAGCATGGCCTCGCTGTCCCCGGACCGGTAGGCGCGGGACCACTGGATGATCGCCGCCCCAGAGGGCGCCGCGATCGTGAGGACCTCGTCCTTGGAGACCGGGAGCTGGAACGCCTCGATGCGCGCTTCGTCGGCGTACTGGTCCCACGTCTTGAACTCGCTCACTTGCCCCCCTCGGCCAGCTTGTAGCCGGCGGACAGCAGGTTGTTGACCTCGGTCGGTGAAGACGCCACATGGCGGCGGCCATCCGGCGCGGTCATCTCCGTCCGGGTGCGCTTCGGCTTCTCGGCCTTGCTCGAGGTCGCCGGCTTGCGCGCGGCAGCGGGCTTCGAGGACTTCGCGGGCGTGGTCGTGTCAGGCATGGTCGTCTCCTTGGGTGTCGTCTGGCCGGTCGTCGTCTCGGTCACGGGGTGCCCCCTGCGGGGTCAAAGCCCATGCCCTCGAGGCGGGCCTCGGATCCGCACCACCACGTGCGCAGCGACGTGCCCGCGTTCGGGTCGACCATCGCGCCGAAGTTGCACGGGTAGAGCCACTCGCCGTCCTCCGACCACCGCTGGTCGGAGAACTCGGTCATGGTCGCCCGCGGCAGGTAGCGCACCTGGTGGAGGACGTCGGCGCCCACGCCGTCCTGCGCGATCGCCAGGACCTCGTACTCGATGAGGCCCGGACGGGCCGGCGCGTCGTAGGTGACCGCGCCGCCGGCGATCTGCTTGACCTGGTCCGCGGGCAGCGACTCGTACAGGGCGAGCGTCGCGCGGTTCGACTCCTGCGCCGTGAAGCGCAGACCTCGCACGTCCCCGGTGACGTCCCGTCGGGTCGGCTCGGCGTAGCCGGCGGACTCGGTGTCCGCGACAGTCGTCGACCGGGACCACGTCGACCCGTCGGCCTTGGTGATCAGACCGACCGGGATGAAGTTCGGCGGGATGATCAGGCCACCGTCTTCGGCGTCCCACACGGACTCGATCGGCGTGATGGCCTGCCCTTTGACGCGGGGCTTGATGAGCACGGTCTGCTCGAGGGCCTTGAAGATGTTGTCGGGGTTGTCGTTCGCGTTCTTGAACTCGGGCAGGGTGATAGACATAGCAGCCCCTTTCAGGGTCAGAGGATGGGAGCGCCCCACCGGGCGCGATCGTCAGCCGCGACGAATGCGACGGACGTTGACGCGAGCCGACAGCACGGCCCGCTCGATAGCCGGGTTTCCCCAGCTCACAGCGGTCGGCCCGCTGGCAGTGGAGATCGAGTCGAACTGGACGCCGGCGACCTTCTGGCCCCCGAGCGCATGCATCGCCAACCGGCACTGCTCCGCGAGCGCCCACATGTGCGACTCGCTGGCGGCGAGGACGTCGAGGTCGATCACGGTCGAGGCCGTGATGTAGTCATCCGACCCCGGCCCGCGGCTGACACGGATGAACGGAAGGTGCTCCTCGAGCCGTGGCGGTGTGGCCGTGGACACGCGTCCCGGCGGGACGTCCAGCCACGCGTGCAGGTGGGCGATCACGGGAGGAAGCACGTTCGGGAACGGCTGCACCGGATCACCACCTATCGACCTGCTGGACACCCGGAGTCGTGCGGAACTCCTCCGCCGCCCGACCGAGCACTCGGCGCCGGTCGACCCGCGACGTCCCGTACTCGGCCTCGGCGTTGTTCGACCGGACGTCGACGACCGGGCGGCCGGTGGACTGCCGCTTCTCCTCGGTCGTGAACTCGGCGTCCACGTTGTCCGCGGCCGCGAGTTGCTCGGCGCGATCCCGGACCTTCTCGGCGTGATCCTTCAAGTGCTGGACCACGTCCGGGTTGACCATGGCCTGGCGGATCAGGTCCTCGTTGATGGTCACTCGAGCGCGAGGCGGGCTCATCCCGAAGCCCTCGCGACGGCGACCTTCTGGAAGCCAGGCACGAGGAAGCCTCCCGGCTGCCGGCCCGCCTCACCGTCGACCTCGTAGTCCAGGCCGTCGATCACGATCGCGTCATAGGCGTCCAGGTCCACGTCAAGATCAACCGCGACCCAGTACCCCCACACGACCTGATCTCTGGCGTTCGTGTCCTCCGTCGAGCTCCGCGGCTCGTACCAGGCCCGGACGGCCGTCGTCGTGGGCGGACCGATCACCGGCTTGCCGTACTCGTCGAAGACCGGCTGGCCGGCCTCGTCGCGTACCTGCTCGCCCGGCTTCTTGAGTCCGACGCTCTGCGTCATCAGCCCGATCACGGCTGCCACCCCAGGGTGTAGGCCGCGAGCGGGGAGTCGCTCAGGATCGCGCTCGTGTCGAGCGAGACCGACCGGCCAAGAAGCGACTCCTGGCGGACCCGACCGCCCGTGCGCACCGCGGCCGCACGGTCCGCGACGATCTGCAAGACGTCCTCCGGGCACTCCTCATAGCCGTGCTTGAACTCGACGCGGATCCACACCGGAGGCGCCTCGGTGAACAGCAAGATGCCCTGCTCCACCGACCACCACGGCTGCGAGTCCGGCCGCCAGGGCTCAGGCGTGCCCGTCAGGGAGAGCGCCTCGATGCTGGTGACCTGGGCGAGCTTGAGCGTCGGGAGGAGTACCTCCCGCGCCCCGCCCGTCCGGATCACCGACGTCGTCGTGACCTCGGGGGCAATGTGCCACCGGCACTCGGACCGGACCGACGCCGCGGCAGCCTTGACCGAGGCGGCAGAGAACGGGGCGCCGGCATACCCCGACAACGCGTCGGGAGTCGTCAGATCGTCCACCACAGCGCCCCCTCCCTCTACTTCGTGGCGCCGGCGGCGCCCGCCTTGTTCGCCGGCTGGCGACCCTGCTTTGCTCCCGCGGACTTCTCGGCCTCCGCCTTCGCAGCCGCCTCGGTTTCCACCTTCGCAGCGGCGTCGCGGGCTTTGGCTGCCCGGACGGCGGTCTTGTCGGCGTTCGTCAGGCCGCGCTTCTTCGCGTCCTTCTCGGTCAGCTGCACCGTCGTGCGGTGCTTGCCAACCTGGATGTCGTACCGGTCCAGTGCCATGCGAATCTCCGATCGTTGAGTGTCGGTGACGGCGCCCGCCCGGGGGCCACCATGGGCCAGGCCGCGACGTCGGTGACGACGAACGCCTGCGGACGGGTGACACCGAAGGCGACGCGCTCCTCGGCGAGGACCGCGACCAGGTTGCGGATGAAGAAGTCCGCGTGGCTGTCGGAGATCGTCACCGTGGTCTGCTCCCGGTCCCACAGGACCGAGCGGGAGAAGTCCCCGACGAGACCCTGGCCGGCATCGATCGCCTCGGTCTCCACGATCGGCAGACCCCACAGCGTGCGGGGGCCGAGCGCGAACGGGCCGGCGGAGAAGTACTTCCCCGTCGAACCGTTCTCCCGGGCGAGGTCGACCGTCTCGACGTCCTCCGGGTTCAGGAGCACCGCGTTCGGGACGACGCGGCCCACCGTGCGGGCCTTCGTCATCGCCTTGCGCACCGACCGGAAGATGTCCGTGTCGAAGGCCTGCGCCTGGATGCCCGAGGTGTTGAGGATGCCCGGCAGGTTCTCGCCCGTGCCGTCACCGTTGAGGATCTGGTCCTCCTCGGTCTCGGCGATGTCCGCGGCGAGCTCGTCACGGATCAGGCCCTCGAGCTGGGCCGCGTCGGCGAGCGCCCGCTTGGTGGCCGGCACCCACTCGGCGATCGTCTTCACGGTCGCGGTCTCGCGCTCGAAGGCCCACGAGCCCTCGGGCTTGACGCCGGCCTGGGCGATGGTGACCTCGCTGCCCTCTGCGCCGGACCCGACGGCGGCGGAGGTGGAGGCCTCCGGGACAGGTGCGGCGGCATTGGTGTGCGAGGTCTGGCGGACGTACTCCACCGTGTCGGAGCCGGTCTGGCGGACCGAGATGATGTCTCGGACCGTCAGGGGCCGGCGGCCAAGCATCTCGATGATGCCGGTCTGCTCCGGGGTGACGAACGCACCGGCGGAGGTGCCGGAGCCGCCGGTGAACAGCGACTTCACCGCGATCGGGTCGGTGGAGAAGTGGGCGCGCTCGGGGACGTTGACCGACCCGTCAGCCTTCACGTAGGGCTTGATGGCGGCCTTGAAGGCGTCCGACTGGACGACCTGCACGCCGAGGTTCTCCACGCGCTTGACGCGGTCCTCGTGGCTCTTCTGCGCCTCGACGTCGGCGACGGCGTTCTTCCCGATCTCCGCGGCGAGGGACTTCGCCTCGTCGAGGATCGCGGCGTCGGCCTTCGCGGTCTTGATCTGGTCGAGAAGGCCGCGGGCCTTCTCCATGACCTCGTCGTAGTCGTGCTTCTCGCCCTCGGTCATCATTCGCTCGGCGTCCGACGCCGGCTTCGCGATGTCCTCGGCCTGCTTGATGGCGGCGATCGCCGCCTCCTGCAGGGTCTTGAGCTTCGTGCTCATGGTGTCCTCCTTGGACGGTGGATGGTCAGATCAGTGCCTCGAGCTGGATGCCGAGACGTTCCAGCGCCAGGGAGTCGACGGAAGGTCCGCTGGACTTCTCACGGGCCCCGGGCGTGCCGGGGGTGGCGAGGCAGTCAGGGCCGGTGGCCTTCTCCTGGTCGGTGCCCTCGGCGGCCTCGATGACGGCCCCGATGGCGTCCTGCGCGGAGCGCAGGGAGTCGATGTGCTTGGCCGCGAGGACGCGGCCTTCCTTCTGCCCGGTCGCGATCTGGGCGGCCAGGGAGCGGGATGCTGCCTCGGCGGCCTTGACCGCGAGGATCTCGGTGGACTGGTTCGCGCCGATCGGGACGACGGAGACCTCGTAGAGGGAGAGCTTGGTCAGCTCGACGAACTTCTCGCCGTCCTCGGTGACCTCGGACGACTCGAGGACGTCATAGGCGAAGCTCATCTGGTTGATGCGCCGGCCCTTGACCAGTCGGTACACCTGCTTCGCCTTACCCGTGTCGGCCTCGATGTCGAGACGCCCGGTGACGAGCAGCCCGTGGTCGTCCTCCTCGGCCTTGACGATGTGCCCGATGTTGAAGTCGGGATCGTCGAACCGGTGGCCGAACAGCAGCGGGAGTTCCGCGTCGCCCTTCGACCACTCGTCCAGGGTCTCGGTGAACGCGCCCTTGCGGACGACGTCGCCGTAGGCGTCGACGTTGTCGAACACCGACGCGTAGGCGGTGAACGTGCCCTCCTCGAGCCCGTCGTCCGGGCCGGCCTTGACGCCCGTGAGAGGCGCGAACTTCGTGTGCATCATGGTTCCTTTCGCCCTCGCGGGGTGGTCAGGGGATCTCTACGTCGAGCGCGCACTGGCATCCGGCGACCTCGTCCACGTCGCCGTCGATCGATCCCGGGTACTGCATGCCGTTGCTGAACGGCTGCCCGACCGGGACCGTCTCCCCGTGCATGGCCGCATGGCTCGCACGTGGGTTGCTCGAGGTGACAACCCACGTCTTGGTCGCCTTGCTCGGTGCGAGCTGGCGAGCTGCCTCACGCACCCCGAACGCGGCCACCGACGTCGCGAGCGCCGCACCGGCGGACAGCGAACGTGCCTCCTCGGCGACGTCGAAGACGTGGTCGACGGCGTCGGCCTCGGTGAGGTCCTCGGCGAGGTCGGCGAGCGCGTCCTCGATCTGGTTGCGGGTCGTGTCGTTGATCCACGTCGCCCGGGAGGACGCGACGGCGGCCAGGAACTTCTCCGTGCGCTCCTGGTCGTAGTCGTCCGGCGGGAAGCCCAGATCGTTCGCGGCGGCGCGGCCCTTGCGGGTCGCGAGCGCCGTGATGAGCGGGAGGATCGCGTCAACGAGGGCGTCGTCCCACGCGTCGGCGTCCCACCAGTCGCCGCCGTCCTCGAGCAGTCGGATGACCTGCTTGCGCTGCGTGGCGAAGAAGTCGGTGAGCGCCTTGATCGCGTCGTCTCGCTCGCTGTCGGTGACCTCGGTGCGGGCCTTGCGGGCCGGCTCCTTGGTCAGTAGCGCGGCCGCCTTGCTCGCGGGGAGCATGACGATCGCGTTCTCGCGCATGCGGGTCGAGTCGGTCGGGGAGGCCTGGCCGCCCTCGGCGACGTTCAGCGGCACGATCAGCTCGTCGCCGCCGTCGATCGCCGGCAGGTTCTGCCGGGCCCGGGCCTCGTTGCGGGTCATCCACGGGCCACCGGTGGAGGACTGCAACGTGGTCGCTTCCTCGGCGAAGTCGCCGCGGAGCTTATCCCGCAGGTTGTACTCCACGTACAGGTCATCGGTGTCCGGGA